CTAGAGCCATTCAATAGTAACTTGTTCATCGTCGATATAAATCTTATTAATTAGTGATTTTAAATAAAGTTGCTTTTCTCTGAACTCTAAAGAGTTAAAATCAACTGTTGCTAAATCAGCTAAATTTTCTTGTATCTTTTTATTTTTCTTCAATTCTTCGTTAGCTTCTATTTGTGCTTCATAATAATTAATTTGAGCATCTATATCAGACATCATAGCATCAAGTTCTGAAACTTCGTAAGAACCGCTGATATATAAATCAAAAAGCCGCTTCTTTTTTGTGTGTTCTATTTTAAGTTTTTCATTTAAGCTATCTAATTCATCTTCTTTATCTACATTCCTAGAAGCGAAACTATAGTTATTCACGCGATCAATAATTAATTCCTCGAGTTTGTCAGCTCTCCAAATTTTATTTCCGCATTTTTCTAGTTCATGAGTATGTTTGTAAGTCTTGCAACTATAATATCTATAATGATATTTTTTTCCGCGGGATACAGTATCTTTTCTCCTATGAACAAACCCTAGTCCACATTTTCCGCACACTACCAAATTATTTAGCAACGATGCTGAATCTCTATTCATATTCGGATTCTTACCCATGCGAGAAAATATTTCTTGAACTCGATAAAATTGTTCCTCTGAAATAATAGGCTCATGAACACCTTTTGTATGCACTTTATCCGCATAAGATACATAGCCACAGTATAAATCATTAGTCAGCCAATTGTTGTAACTGCTATATGATTTCACTTTGAATCCTATTTTTTTTAGTCTCTTCTGTAAAGTTGTAATGCTTTTTTCTTCCTCAAAAATATCATAAATCATTTGTAATTGTTTTGCTTCTTCTTCATTAATATATAATTTAGTGTCTATAACGTCATAGCCAAATGTTCGTCCTTTGGCTGTTGTAAGAGGAAGCCCTGCTTCAATACGCTTAATTTTCCCCATAACCATGCGATCTCGTATTGTTTCGCGTTCTAATTGTGCGAACACGGACAATATACCAATCATTGCACGACCGAAAGGAGAACTTGTATCAAGCGTTTCAGATAAACTAACAAACTCTACATTGTTTTTTAAGAAGTATTCTTCAATAAGCGTTATCGTATCTCTTTGCGAGCGGGATAGTCTGTCTAATCGATATACGACTACAGCATCAATTTCATGTAATTTACTTAGCATTTCATTTAGTGCGGGACGATTCATATTTGAGCCGGAGTATCCGCCGTCAATGAAAATATCGTATACGTCCCAGTCCTTCGAGCGGCACAAGGCTGTTAGCTTTTCAGTTTGAGCTTGTATAGAGTAATTCTCTATTTGTTCTTGAGTAGATACGCGTATATAAATAGCTGCCTTCATTTCCGTTCTCCTTTCGCACATACGTTCTTTTTTTGGCGAAAAAAGGAGCAACCCTTTAAAGAGTTACTCCTTTTGTTGGACGTTAAGTCCTCCAGTTTTAAAAAATAAGTGGGCACCTGCGCCCCTCAGTAACTACATATTATCAAAGTCATATATAATTGTCAAAACTATCTATTTCATTGAGCTAATTCAGCAATTATTTCTTTTTTCTTAGCATAAACATGTCATTTGTAAAAAGCATTGCCTGTAATAACCTATGTTTATGATGAGGAAAATCTTTGACATTTGTTTTGATGGAGAGATCTGAATCTTTTAAATTAACGCCATAAGAGTTTAAATGTTTTTTCAATAACTCTGTCTTTTTAGGTGAAGCAATAATATCTACCCCTGACGATTCTAAGTCGTCTAAAACATAACCGCCATCTGTTAAGACGATATTATTATTACTGTCAATAAGAGCATATAAAATAAGGCTATCATTATGCCTATCAAAAAATGGTGTATCAATTCTTATTACGCCAGAGTTAATATCCTTATAAGCGAATTTTTTAACTATCCAATTATTATATATAGTTTTTAAGTCTTCGCTCCCTAGCATAATACCACCTCAATTCAATTTACTTAATATTATTATACACTAAAAACTGCTATAATGCTGTGAAAATAGAGTACAAATCATTAATTTCAGGCATTTCTACTGGTATTTCTTGCTTGAGTATTTTTATAGACTTTATTAACTGTTGAACTTCATTGTCATCTAAATAGTTTAAATCATATTGCAATTCCTTCAATCCCTCTTTTTCCATAGCGCTCACTCCAATATTTTTCGGTAAAAAGAAAAGCCCGGAGGCTTTCTTTAAAATGGTATACATAAGATGAATTTTGAATTATAATATAAATGAAATGAGGTGTAGAAAATGTTTAAAATTTTGAAAAATAGATATTCTTACAACTCGGATCGTGTTCATTCTGCGCATGTTTCGCATAATGAAAAAAGAAAAGATTTGAAATTAAGAAAACAAATATTAGAAGATAATATCAAATTAAGTCGTCATCAAAGTAGAGTGCAACGGGAGAAATAATGTAGTCTTCATTAGAAATGAAATCTACTAATTTTACAAACTCTTTAAATGTTTCGTTAAGAGCTTGGGGATATTGATTAAGATCTTGGTCACGAAAATATTTTTCATCAATTAATCTTTCAAACTTACCAGTAACCTTACCTATTATTGTAATTAAATTTGCTTGATTATCAAAATTATATTTAAATGATAACATTCTTATATCCTCTCTAAAGTATTTTTCTTTAAGTGGTATAAGGATGTTTTCTTCTTTTAAATAATAGTTAGTAGGAAGGGCATCAACTACTACATCAAACATAGCATTCATTAGATTGAAACCATGTTCAGCTCCCTTATTAGTTTCTTCCAATTCTTTACGTAAATGCTTAATTTGATGTTTTATTTCATTTTTTTTGATCTTTAGAGGCGTTCTTTGCTTCGTTCTCGAGAAATTCCAAAGATTCATTAGTATCATGATTAGTAAAAATTAACATACTATCCAGTATTTTTTTACTGTAAAGGGAGCGTAGGAATTTATAATCTATAAATCTAAATGGTATAGTAAGCTTTACATATTCACCATTTTTAGCATCTTCAATAGTTGTTTTTAATTTTTTTTCAGTAACCAAATATTCTTCAAAATCATTAAGAGCATTATCATGCATCTTTTTACTTATAATTTCTTGAGTTTCTTGTGTCTGCATTACACTATGCTGATTGTTCTCATCGGTCGAATAGTTATATTTACCTTTTAAAAAGAGCAAACTACCTTGAGTACTGGTTGTGGATTTCTCGCCAGACTGATCAGTTGCATGTTCTCCGTTTGATTCCTTTGAACCGCTTTCTAAATTCACAGGCAAACCATCATAAACTTGTGAAATAAAAGAGTTTATGAATTCACTGTCCATATATATCATTTCTTTCATTTTTTCCACTCCATCCCTAGCCCGGAGGCTTTCTTTAGTTTACACTTGGTGTATATTTTTTTCGAATTTCTACAGCTTTAGTAAGATAATCATCTATATCAGATTGTAGTTCTTTGATTTCAAGATTAAAATTGTCATCATCGAATGTATTTGCTCCTCTGGTGGTAACTTGTGCATTTAATTTAATAGTCATGGTTTCTAATTTCGAAATGGCGTCACTCATATTAGAAACATAGGCTTCATTGACATCAGTTAATGAAGAATCACTTTCAATTTCCTTTTTTAATTCACTTAATTTATTTTCTAAGTTACTAAGGTTGTCAAGTACTTCTTGCCTATTGTCATTACTGAAAGTGTCAATGTTCGGTATTTTATCAATTGAACCATCCCATAATATAGTATATGTGTTTTTTAATTTTTTCTCATAACTCATACCTGTTTGGTAGAAATTATCATTTTTTTGTTCATTTTCTTGTGCTTCTTTTTCACTATTTCCGCACCCAACTAAAAAAATACTAAAAGCCAATAAAAAACCCGTTAATAAAACCATCCCTTTTTTCATCTTATCCGCTCCCTTTGTATTACCAAAAGCTGAATAAGTCTTCCAAAAGTCCTTTGGTAAGGAGTTTTTAGATTCTTTATACTCCAAATTAGAGTTTTCTGGTTTTAGCTTATCGTTTATATTTAAATCTTTCATAAATTCACCTTCTTAAGTATATTGGAGTTAAATCAGCAGAAAATCTGCAGAAAAATAAGCTAAAAAATAAGCTAAAAAATAAGCTTATAACTTACTTAGTTAAGAAAACAAAACAAAAATCAGCAGAAAACCTGCAGAAAATCTGTTGAAAAAATGCGGAAAGGTAAAAAGAAAAGCCCGGAGGCTTTCTTTATTTGAATTCAATTTCGATAGTTTTTGATTCAGTAATTTCATCGTATGTTTCACTATTATATACTGGAGATGTTTTTAAAGTTACTTTTTTTATGCCGTCCACATTATCCTTTTTCAATTTACAAATAATATACTCATCTTCTACTACAGCTTCTGGTTGCACAGTGAATGCACCGTTCATGCCAATGTTGTCAGTCATTACATCTATTTGCTGTTTCTGGTCAGTTATTATATAGTCAAATCCGTTAAAATTCATCGCATTTTTTCCAGTGTTTTCTAAATCATATTTAACTTGTATTGTGTAGTAAGGGTCTGTGACAGGGACTTTACCGCCACTAAACTCCTCTTTTTCTGAGTCACTGACATTCTCGCGTTTAAATATTTTCACATCCTTAATTAACATATTTAAATTGCCTAAATCTACTTTGATTTTTGGAGTTGCAATCTTTTCAAGAGTCACTTTAGTATCGTAATCTTTATCTTTAGTCCATTCTCCTGGTTTCAATAACAGACCATCTTCTACATATTGATCTGAAGTATTATTATCTTTTTTATTTTTTACTTTGGCACTGCCATCAGACTGATTTTCTTTTCCTGTATTATCTGTTCCACCACATCCTGTTAATAAAATACTAAAAGCTAATAAAAAAACTGCTAATAAAACAATCCCTTTTTTCATGATTTAGTCTCCCTGTTAATTATTTTTCATATTTTGAATAAAAAAGGTGCGGAGTTATCTTTTAATCAACGCCAGACATTAATTTTATTGCTTTATCACTGAACTCAGCTTTTTTTTGAATTCATGATTTTTTAATCCTAAGCTTTCTTTTTGTTCTTTATGCATTTCTTGATATATATTTTCTACTATTTTAGATTCAACAGTGGATAATTCTCTGTTATAATTATGAGCATTTGAGTAAATACTTTTAATTTCTTCCTGTTGTGCAACAACGTCATCTCTAAGTTTTTTTATATTATTATAATCATCTTTTAAGATATTTTGGATTGAGATAGAATATTCATCGTAATGTTTAATAAAGTCGTCTGATCTTTCGGTAATATTATCTCCCATTTTAGTAAAAGGATTAATTACTATTTGCGGATCAATTGTTACATCGTTATTAAACGATTTGATGCCCGAGTTAGCTTCTTTTGCAAATTTATTAAATTCGTTTGTTGACTTATTTGCCTTTTCCAATACCTCTTTGTCTTCCTTTGATAACCCTTTTCCCCATTCGGAAGTATAAACTTGTGTATACCAAAATAAAGAAACAATGCCGATGATAACCAATAAAAAAATCACCCAAAACCACCATTTTTTTAACAAGTAACTATACTTACTCATCCCGTTATCTCCTTTTTATAAAAACATAATTATTAAAATTACTATGACAGGAATAGTTATCAACAATGTCATTAAACAACCACATCCTGACATTAATTTACCAGATTCTTCCATAATTTCGCCGGCTTTTTGTGTTTTTACATTGTTGTTGCTTTGATAAATGATTGGTGTTAGACAGTTAGGACATTGATTTTCGTGATTGTCTAGTGCATGTCCGCATTTAGGGCAATACATATGTTCACCTCGTCAAAATTTATTAGCACCCATAATCATAAGGATAAAAAGAGTTATCCTCCTGGAAAACTTGAATGGTAGAGCCAAAATGTATAATATAATTACCATTATTATACATTAGTCCATATTTTTCTCTATAATTCTCTACTACTTCAATCAAAAATTTTTCAGTAACATTTAAAAAAGTAGCAGCTTCATAATATGTTCTGTAGCCAAGATCGTAGCATAAAGCTAGTGTTTGTAAATTTACTAAGTATTCATGAGATTTACGACGAGCGAATTTTTCCTGTTTAATATTATCGATGTTATTAAAATTTGTTATATCCCCAACGGTGTATTTCCAATGCATTACCTCTTCTATAATAGTACATCTAAGCTCGCTTTCTGTTAACGATGGATGCAAATGGACAACTTTATTTTGTATAAAGCCAAATAATTTCGTCGGCAAGCTGTTATCAATAATGAAATTCAATTCCGGAAATTCTTTCTTTAATTCATAACTTGTTTTATTCATCAATTAGCCTCCTAATGTTAATTTTTAGGCAACTACTCTTTTTGTGATCTGATAAATTTTAAATATTTTTCTATCTCTATTCGTTCTTCTTCCGTCAAATCATTGTCAATATGCGCAGCTAGTAAGTCGCTGTTGTCGAATTTTTCACGACCTAATAAATAATCAGTTGTTACATTAAAGTAATCGGCTAACTGAACGATTAATTCATCTTTTATAGCACGTTTGTCTGTTTCCCACATTCCTATAGTACTTGTTGAAACATTTAAATCTTTTGCAAGTTGAATTTGAGAGATACCTCTTTTATTTCTCAACTCAGATATTTTTTTGCCTATAGTCATAATATCTCCCTCCTTCTTAAGTATCACTATAAGTGATATTTTAAAAAAAATAAACAAAAATCACAAAAAGTGATTGACAATCACGTAAAGTGATAGTATTATTATCACATAGAGTGATAAAGGCGGTGATTAATATTAATAATCTCAAAAAAATTCGCATTGCTAAAGGTATTACACAATTAGAAGCAGCTGAGGCTATCGGTATTTCTTATAGTTTACTTTCTAAAATGGAAGCAGGTTATCGAGGTAGTTCAGATAAAACAAAGATTAAAGTAGCAAATTTTTACGGAAAAAGCGTTGGAGAAATTTTTTTTAATAAAGAAATCACTAATAGTGATAATAAAAAACTAACCGAAATAGGAGGCTAGAAAATGAGCAAAAAAGCAGAAATTGTGGGGGACTTGAGTTCAAACGAAATCCTGACTAAGAAAACTCATATCGTGGCAAATAAAATGACTATGAACATTGATGGTTGGCATGCTGATGGAATAGAGGGACCAGCAGTAGTAGAAATTTATATTACTCCAGTCCCCGAGAAATCTATTCCAATTGGCTATAGAGAACAGGCTGAAATATTTAAATCAAATATTTAATAACCTAACTCAATTAAATGTTCTTTAACTTCGTTTCGCCAACTCATATCAAAAGAATTAAATTCAACAACAAGGATTTGCACACCATCATCTAAATTAAATGAAGACAAAATTTCACTAGGGGACAGCTCGCTCATGTTCGCAAAGACATTGTAAGAGATATGAACCCATTTTGAATCATTAAGCGACTCCACCAGAGAGCGCACAGAATCAACGCTATTTTCTGAATCAACAATAAAAAGATACTTATTCATATTATCACCTCCAATCAAACTAATTATAGCAGATTGGAGAGTAACCAAAAATAGGAGGCTAGAAAATGAAAAAAATTGCATTTACAAACTCTTTCCTAACTAAGAGAAATAGAAAAGAGTCAGTACTCACCATTGAATTAAGTATAACTGGCGAAGATTTTAGCGATTTAAGTATTTTGCCGGAACTTTATTCAGAAATTAATTCATTAGCTAGTAGATTATCGGAAAAAACTAACGGCGATTTGGGCAAAAGAAAATAGGAGGGTAGAAAATGAACATAAGATATTTGAGTAAGAAAAGAAGTGAAGAAAAAGATTTGATTTTTAAAACCAAAAACATACTACCAGAAAACTTGAAATCGTTAAATATTGAGATGCAAGGAGATAGAAATTGTTGTAGTGGACTATTAGAAATTAATGGAAAGCAATTAGGAAAAGGAATTACAGCAGTGAAGTTAGATTTAAAAGCAGGATCGTTGCCAATTGTGCAAGTCAAATATCATCCATTCACAATCAGCGAAGAAATGCGAAGACTGCTTTGGTCTGGAAAATACTAAAAATCATATTGGAGAGTAAACGAAATGGGAGGCTAGAAAATGAGTAACGAAGAGTTAACTTTGTCAATCAAAACTAGTCAAAGAGAAGATGGGTCTGCATATAATGCCATTCAACTTGGTGACTGGAAAGTAGGACGATTTGTAACAGGTGTTCATTTAGAAATACTAGGCGGTAAACGACCAAAGTTAATTATTGAATGCTATCCAGAAAGAATAGATGTGGATGGTTTAGAAGTAGAGGCTTTTTTAAAACAAATAGAGGAGGAAGAAAAATGAATAACATCAAACAAGCAATTATTAAATTAGAAACAATTTTAGAAAATGGTAATGAAAAAGAGAATAGATTATTCGTTAAGTACAACACTATAAAAAACATTTTAGATTTACTTGAAAAAGATCAAGAGCTAAAAATTATCGAAATGGAAGTAGAGCTGAATGGAGTAGAGGATTCCATAGAAAACGCTACTTTGTTAGGGACTAGATTAAGTGAAGCCAACTCTTTGGCTGAAGAATTGGCTAACACTATAAACTCGTTAGAAATTAAGGTGAAGTGAAGCTTTTCCAAAAAGAATAGGAGGTTAAAAAATGAAGGACTTTGAAATGATGGAAGCAATTAAACAAAAACGGCTTGAATGTAAATTAGTAATTTTGGAAAATTTTGAATCGAGTTTTAAAGAAGCCCTCAATAAGGGAGATTCCGCCATGGTGTCGGCTTTAGCGGAATCATTGAAAACAGTTATTAAATAGTGAACTCAATGTAAAGGACATCATTTGAGTTCATTAGAAAAACTTTCGATAAATCGTTTTCTAACTCGTTTGCACCCTTATAAATGATTTTGTAAGTTTTATCGGCTTCTAAATAAAAATCATTTAAATCAAAACTTTTGTTATCTGGAAAAGATGTAATGCTTATAACGCTCATTAGAGCAATGGGCTGGTCATCAGAGATACCTTTGAACATTATATCCATGCGATTTTTCACAAATTCCACCTCCCTTCACAAAAACTATAGCACTGTGAAAGGGCGAACAGAAAGGAGAACAAAATGTCAAATTTACAAGTAATTGCAAATGAAATGTTACCAGTTTTAGAAAATGAAAAAGGCGAGAAATTTGTAAATGCACGGGAACTACATCAAAGCTTGCAAGTCGGTAAAAAATTTGCTACTTGGATTACCGATAAGTTTAGTAATTACGGATTTTCAAAGGATGAAGACTATTTCCCAATTTTGGGAGAAAGTACATTTGGCAGACCTCGAACAGAATACTTACTAACTTTAGACACTGCTAAAGAATTAGCAATGGTACAAAACAACGAAATGGGTCGAGCAATTAGAAAATACTTCATTGAAGTAGAAAAACAAGCGAGGAAATTAGCAACTGAATATCCAGCATTTTCTTACATGATAGATGACCCAGTCGCTAGAGCTAAAAAGTGGATTGAGGAGCAACAAGAGAAGCAAGAAGCATTAAAGCAAATCGAGGAACAAAAACCGAAAGTGATTTTTGCAGATGCTGTACAAACGAGCGAGAATACAGTTTTAGTAAAAGACTTAGCGACAATCCTTAAACAAAATGGCTTAGATATTGGGCAAAACAGGCTTTTTGAATGGCTAAGAGGAAGCGGATATTTGCTAAATAAAGGGACTTATTATAACAAGCCATCGCAAAAGGCAATGAACTTGGGATTATTCGAGCAAAAAACGCATATTCATACAGATAGGAATGGATTAATGGTGACAACATACACGCCGAGAGTGACCGGCAAAGGGCAAGTTTACCTATTAAACAAATTACTTGAAGAACATGGTTTAGTTTTAAGCTAAGCACCGCCTACCACAACGGTGCTTACAGACAACTTATAGTCACTGGGGAGCGACTAACAACAGTATATAACAATAATTAGTTAATTAGTCGCAAAAAAATATACAAAAGAGGGATTGAGATATTGTGTTTCAAAAATCAGTAACAGCAAGTCATGCGATGCAAGTTTTAGCAGAAACTCGTACGCAAAAAGAGCTAGCAATAGACAGTTATGTAACGCCAGCACTGATAAGCAACCAAGTAAAAGGCAAACGAACAGTTTCGTTAGAGCAAGCAGAACAGTTAGTAGACAGCTATAACGAACCGCAAAGCACCTATTTATTCGCACATGAATTCAGTAATGGAATGATACCGCCACTTTTAGACGGACTAGACGGGCATCACATGACGTTAACGGCTTGTTTCGAAGCAGAAGTAACAGAATCAATAAAAGCGCTAAAACAAGGCTTAGAAGCTATGTCATTCACTTTGAAAAGAGGTGATGTGAATCAGCGAGAAGCAGCAAAAAAAGCGATTTCGGAGATAACAGACGTTATAGCAGCGGGATTAACGCTAAATACAAGCATCGCAAAAACTTTCAATATCGACTTGCAACAAGTATTAACTAAACGTGATCAATATTATAAGAAATCTGGATTAGTAAGGAGTTGTGAAAAATGAACAAAGTACTTGTATCAGCTAACTACGAGGGTTATGAATCAAAAAATATTAATTTCGCGGAATTAAATAATATCGTTAAAGGCCGATTTGAAAATATGGACCAAAAAGAACGAAAAAAAAGAGCAGATAAATTTAATCAAAAATTTGAAGTCACTAAAGAGCTTGTAAATGGACATTTACGCGAAATTATTATACCGAGGCGCACACTATGAAAGGTCAAATGTTATTCAGCATCTTAGTCATAATAGCGGCGGCATTAGCGTTAATAAACTTATGTAATTTGATTTTAATTCTAATTTTAATTTAGGAGGCTACAACAATGGCAGAAAGAGTTTTCAGAAAGACAACAAACTTCGGAGATAGCGAAATTCATACAAATAGTAAAACAAAAATGATTGCTAATCCGGCATTTCAGCAGAAAATCCCGTTAAACGAAACAGGTTGCGAAAAAATGACAGACTATATCGAAGAGCTGAAGCTTAAAGGCTATGAGGAGGTCACGCGCTGATGGATTTATTTATTATATTGTTTTTCGTGTCGCTAATGTCAATGATAACAGGCTACTGGCTGAGAGGAAGTGATAAACGTGGTTGAAAATCCGATGGTTGTTGATGCTTGTTGGTCCAGTTTTGAAAGGATAAGCCAAATTTGGCATAACGAATATTTAGAGGAATTAGAGCGTACTAATGAAGAAGAGGCGGAAAACGAAGAATAAAAAAGACCCACATAGCAGTGTGAGTCCGGGATTTGAGATATTACCTTAATGAAATTATACCTTAAATCCAAAATTTAATCAATGGAGGGATAACATGGATAATTTTAAAACGATCCATTACGGCTTTAAAGTCGTGATACATGATTATGAAGATGAATTAACACCGCTTTATAACTTACTAAAGAAGCAATCAACTAACTTAGAAGGATCTAAACTATTTGATGAATTAATTGATATACATGAAAAGCTAGCTAAAAAAATCGAGCAGAGAGAAGGAATAAAGGCATGAAATTATACGAATTGACTCAAGCATATAACCAAGTTTTAGAAATGGCAGAGGACTTGGACACAGAAACACTACAAGATACGTTAGACAGCATTAGAGAACCAATAAAAGAAAAGGCTGAAAACATTATAAAGATGGTAAAAAGCATGGATGCAGAGGCTGACGGATTGGCTAAGGAAGCAGAGAGATTAACGAAGCGAAAAAAAGCGCTAGAAGCAAAAGCAAAAAATATGAAAGAGTATTTAGAAAGCGAAATGTTAAAAGTGGATATCCGTAAAATTAAAAGCCCCTTATTTACAATCAGCATTCAAAAGAACCCTCCTAGCTTGCGTTTAGAGGACGAAGAAAAGTTATTCATGTTTTTAGTCGAACAACCCAAAAAATTGGATAAAAAAGCTATTACAAGCGCTCTGAAAGAGGGCAGAGAAGTACCAGGGGCTGAGTTAGTACAAACTGAATCATTGAGAGTGAGGTAGGAATATGAAAACAAGCGAGTCAATTATTGAGATAAGTAAAGCATTATCTAAATTTCAAGAGCAAGCCGAACAACCTGCTAAATCAGCGGATAATCCATTTTTTAAAAGCAAATATGTACCTTTAGAGAGCGTAATTAGCGCAGTAAAAAAACATGCTCCCAAATTAGGATTATCTTATATCCAAATTCCGTTAACGGAAGAAAATAAAGTGGGTGTAAAAACGATTTTAATGCACGCTAGTGGTGAATTTGTTGAGTTCGACCCGTTTATGTTGCCTCTTGATAAAAACACAGCACAAGGAGCCGGAAGCGCTCTGACATACGCACGCAGATACACACTATCCGCCGCTTTTGGGATTGCAAGTGATGAAGATGACGACGGTAACAGCGCAAGTGGAAATACAAAGCCAAGTAATAAAAATCAAGCTAAACCGCAAACGCAAAACAATAATTTAGCGTCAGATGCACAGAGAAAGGCTATATTTGCAAAGGCTAAAGTTGTCGGAGAACCATTCGGACATGATGCTAAATTTGTTTTAGAGAGCTATAAAGTGACTGATACTAAATCAATGAGTAAAAGTGAAGCTTCAGCACTGATCAAGAGATTAGAAACAGAGATAGAAGCGCAAAAACAAGTTGAGTAGGAGGAAATAAGCTATGTCACTTGGGTGGATTAAACTGCATAGGGATTTAAAAGAAAAGCCAATTTGGAAAAGCTCTACACCCGAGCAAAAAACCATCCTTGTGACTTTGTTAATGATGGCAAATCACAAGGAAAATGAGTGGGAATGGAGAGGGAAACCTTTCAAAGCAAAACCGGGTGAATTCGTCACAAGTATCAAATCAATTACAGAAGAATGCGGAAAAGGTATCTCATCGCAAAATGTCAGAACATCGTTAAAAAGATTTGAAAATTACGGATTTCTAACAAAGGAATCAACGAAGGTTAGCACCCTTATAAACGTAGTTAATTGGGGAGTTTATCAAGAGTTAGAAAATAAAACTAACACAGTTACTAACAAACAGCTAACAAACGACTCACAAACAGCTAACAAACAGCTAACAACTAACAAGAATGTAAGAACTAAAGAATGTAATAAAGATAACAACAACATTAACAACAGCGATTTAAATTTTAAGGATTTTTGGGAACAAAATGGATTCGGAATGATGCTACCGATCGAGCAAGAAAAACTACTTGCATGGGTAGATGATTTTTCTGGTAATCAAGAAATAGTTTTTAAGGCATTGGAAGTTACTTCCGAACAAGGAGCTAACAAACGTAATTATGCATACGTTAATAAAATTCTTAGAAACTGGGAAGAAAGAGGATTTAAAACGGTTGCTGATGTGAATGCAGCGGAAGAGGAAAGGCGAAAACAAAATGAACAGAAGTATAATAAGCCCACTTACGGCAAATACAACAAGAATCAGAAACAAGAAGTATTGCCTGACTGGCTTGATAAAACAGAGAAGCAGCCAGAGAATAAAAAAACAGAATCAGAATCAAGCGGAGATTTAGAAAAGAAAGTAGCGGAAATTAAAGCGAAGTTAGCAGAGAGGGACGAGGTGCAGACGTGAAAATATTAGACGCATGTTGCGGTAGTCGGATGTTTTGGTTCGATCGCACAAATAAAAACGTCACTTTTATGGATAATCGAGAATTAGAAACAGAATTATGCGACGGGAGAAAACCGGTTGTAAAACCAGACGTAGTAGCAGACTTTAGGAGTATGCCATTCGATACCAATACATTTCACTTAGTCGTTTTTGATCCGCCACATTTAGTGAAAGTTGGCGATAAATCGTGGTTGGCCAAGAAGTACGGAAAACTAGACTCTGCTACTTGGCAAGAAGATATTGCAAAAGGATTTAGCGAATGTATGCGAGTTTTAAAGCCAAACGGAACATTAATTTTCAAATGGAATGAAGAGCAAATAAAACTAAGTGAAATATTAAAAGTAATTGATCACGAGCCGCTTTTTGGCAATAAGCGTTCTAAAACGCACTGGTTAGTTTTTATGAAGGAGGAACAAGCATGAGATTTAAGGAAGGCGAAAACGTACACGTAATTGTAGGCAATGAATTGTTAAGTGGTTGGTACAACGGTAAAGAGTTTGGAACAGGCAACTCTTTAGTGAAAGTTTCTAAGGACAAGATAATAGCTACTAAAGATTGTTTTATTGCAAAAGAAAAGGAACCAGAACTGGTAGTAGTTCCGCGATTTGCCGATGACTGGATAAATCACTGTGAACAAAGAGAATACGATTTAGCTTGTTTGTTAGATTATGGCAATGCAGGTATGCCTGATGAAATGTACGGATGGTTAATTTCATCAGCTGATAATCAAGAACTACTCGCCCGCGCGTGGCTTGACGGCTACGAAGTCGAGAAAGAACCGCTTTATTGGGTACAACTTATTGACCACGCAACTGGTTATCTAAATGTTCATTATGATAATCAGAAACTTGTAGGTAGTAATGATGAAGCAAGTGAGTATAAAACACAATTCACAGAATCAGAGATTAAAGCAATGAATAAAGGTGAAGCATACTGGTTACTTAAGGAACCTGTTGAGGAAGTGGAGGGTGAAGCATGATGACAGTAGCCGAGTTAATAGAGAAACTAAAAGAGCTTCCAGCTAATGCAGAGATTTTGCTAACCATCGGATGGAATCACTCGGAAATAGAAGAAGTAGGCTGTATCGAAAATGAACGTAACGTTTATATAAGCGGCTGGTGAAGCGGAGGGTGAAGCATGAGAGAGATTGAGATTTACGGCAACATACACGAAAATCCGGATTTGTTGGAGGTGGCGGAATGAAACGAGTAAATGAACGACAAAAAGAAGAAATGAAAAAATTGGCAGATTTAATTATCGAAAACCCTGATTTACCAGTTGTTACGATGACGGATAACTTTGATGATAAGGGGACTAGCATTTGGACAGCAGGCTGTTGCTGCGAAGTAAGTATTGATTACATTTATAGTCCTAAACAACGTGATTTACTTTCAGGTCCTAGAGATGATAGACCATATGTTAAAAGTTTTGATTATTATGAAGCAATAGAAGAAATGAGTGAAAGAATACATCCTCATGACGACACGAGTAGACCAGAGGAAATTTGGAATAGTCTTGATTGGATAAAAGTCATTTTAGTGTATTCGGGTCAATTAGAAAAAGTAGATGATGTCTATAAAGAACGTTGGGTGGCGGAATGAACGATAAAAAAGTAAGATTCTACGTTTCTACTGGTATGCACGGATCACTTGAAACAGAAACATTTCTTTTGAAAACGGACTTGAATATTGAGTTCGATATATTAACACTTGAACAATTAGAAAAAGAGATTACAGAGGCTTATGACGACTGGTTAGTAAATAATATTGACTCTGGTTGGTCTATCGAGAAAGAGGTGGCGGAATAAATGGGAGTGAGTATTGATTTATACAGTTATGATTATGAAGCGCTTGTGGAAGGCATTCAAAGCTATACAAAAGCGGAAAATACGGAAGTTATAAGAAAAATACTTCTAATAGGCGGAAATGTCGTAGGTGATAAATATATCATTTTAAACAATGAACTCTGGGAAGATAACAGTTCATATTACAACGTTCCGAACGCTTTAGAGCGTTTGTATAAAGTTGATGATGTCTTTGGAAAAATCTTCTGTACTTTTGATGATAGGTTCGGTAGAGAGACGCTAATTAATGGTTGTGATACCCCAGAAGAAATATTAGAAGAGGTGATGGAATGACGACATTTAAACCGAGAAACATCCTAAGTTGGCGCAGTGGATTGCCTTACGATAATACGAGATTTTCAATAGGTAGACCTCCAGCAGGCGGACAACATAGTGATGAATGGTATAACGGAGAAATGAATGTAAATGTAATCAGCATTGAATATATACTGCCTAATCCAATCACGGAAAGCACAGGAAACTATATTATCAAGTTGGAAGATGATAGGAGAATTGTTATCTCCGAAGAAATTCCGTCTTTTATTGAGGAGGTGGCGGAATGATGTGTGAGTATTGTACTAGTGATAACACAACGCTAGAACTTGAGTGCGTAGGCGATTATGCACATGTGAAACTGGAAAGTTGTACTAACTTTTTAGGGGATTCTGTGCATTGTTTAGCAGTTGAAGAAGAGGAAGGTTATCCCAGATTTTACACAGAAATCCATATAAAATACTGTCCAATGTGCGGGAGGAGTTTGGAATAATGACTAAATTAGTAAGATGTGGCGTATGTGAAGAAGCTTTTAGTGAATATGATGACATAATTAACGTAGATCCCCATGGATGGTTTCACGAGAGATGTGTAGAACTTGTTCCAATACGTTATGCTGTTTTGGCTAAATCCAGATATTACGATGTAGATGGCTTTCTCGGAACTTGCGATGAAGATGATAAAAATTTTGCAAGCTATGTTTTTGAAGAAGGAGAATACTTGGAGGACGGGGAGGAGGAAAAATAAATGATGAATCGTGTCATACTAGTAGGACGCTTAACTAAAGACCCTGATTTACGTTATACCCCAGCTGGTGCAGCAGTTGCGACTTTTACACTTGCTGTAAATCGTACTTTCACTAACCAACAAGGAGAACGAGAAGCTGATTTTATTAATTGTGTAGTTTGGCGTAAACCAGCAGAAAACGTTGCTAATTTCTTGAAAAAAGGAAGTATGGCAGGCGTTGACGGTCGCGTTCAAACTCGTAACTATGAGGGGAACGACGGTAAGCGCGTTTATGTGACGGAAATAGTGGCCGAGAGTGTTCAATTTTTGGAACCTAAGCTGAACGCTGTAGAAGGCTCTACACCGAATAATAATCAAAACGAAGCTAATTATTCAAATAACAATAAAAACGGCTCATATCGAGCTAGTTCGAGCCAGAATAGTGATTCATTTGCAAACGAAGGCAAGCCGATTGATATTTCAGATGACGATTTGCCATTTTGAGCGAGAGGGTGAATAAAAATGACAGCAGAAACTGCAATAAAAAAGTTGAGAAATAGATCAATGAGCATCCGCCAAATGGCTAATGCGATTGCAGAAGTTACAAACTACCAAATTAGCGAAATCGAACAAATGGGGGACGAAGAAATTGAGGCAAAGTATACCGCGTTCGTCATTAACGAGGCGAACGAGTACGCGAAGTAAATATAATGCGAAGAAAGTAGTTATTGACAATATAAAGTTCGATAGCAAAGCAGAAGCAGCGTATTATCAGCAATTGAAACTATTAAAATTGACTGGTGAAGTAACCAGTTTCGATTTACAACCAGAATTCACATTACAAGACTCGTTTAGAAAAAACGGAAAACTGTATCGAGCGATTAAATATAAAGCTGATTTTCTCGTTCGATACAGCGATGGACATGAGGAATTAATCGACATCAAAGGCATGTTAACAAAAGAGTTTCGAATCAAGCAAAAACTTTTCGAAATGCGGTATATGCAATCAATTAAATGTTTGAAACTAAAAGGCAAACAATTCATGGAGGTGTGAGAGATGGCGGTAATGGAAGTAACATAGAACAAGGCTAGGCAGCGGGAGATTATTAGTTATATTACAAATAATGATTTACCTCATAACGAGCTAAAAGAGCTACAACGTGAGCTAAATCAATTGATGAACAGGAACACAGAGGAAAAGAAGAAAAACTTTTGGAATAAAACGATAAAAAGGTTTATTGGGAACAAACAATGGAACGACATTACAGTAGCTGAATTCGTTGAAATAAGACACGCAGGCGTACCGGGAGACGCGATTGCGGATTATTTTAAAATAGCTAGATCGACAATATTTAATTTCACACAAAGAAACAAAGAAGAATATCATCGCAGATTTAACACAGGGATTTATCACAAAAGTAAAGAATTCTGGAATGACTAAAAGGGGAATTTGTTTTAAATTGTTGGACGGGGGCGACTTTATGAAAAAAGAAGATGGCGTTTACACTCGCATAAACGGCGAAGAAAAGTTAATCACAAAACCACCAGAAAATGGCTTCGGAAAAACTACTATCACATGGAGCCATGGCAAACCTACCACTGCCGAAAGCGTACAAACAATAAAATTGAATAAATAAGTCTGGTCGAAAAAATCGAAGGGCGTCATGAACAGTTTAAATCTGTTGTGACGTCCTTTTTTTATTAATCATTGGGGAGAGTGACAAGAATGCAAGAATTAATTAATGAGTACAGAGGAGCTTTGCAAGAAACGAAAGATTTAAAAGCTAATCTGCAAACTAAAATCGACGCTAAAAAACGACCTCCATTGTTTGCAGGAAAAAAAAGAAATATTCAAGAGGTGCCAGAGAAAACAGTCATATCAAAACTAAACAGCATTATTGATAGTTTAGAATATTCGATTGACTGGATGGAACTAGGGCACGAACCAGAGCCGCGGAGAGCGATTCACAGACGTTCTAATTTACAAAGGGAGTTATGTGTTACTGATGTCGAAACTATGCGTCAGTGGTTCGTATATGAGCATGGGCTTGCGTATGATTTTGAAGACGACGAGCCGAAAATTTCAGAATGGGATAAAATCCGGATGGAAGATGCTATGAGTACGATGTCAGCACAAGAGAAAAAAGTATTTTTGTTAAAATATGAAAAAAATTTATCGTATTCACAAATTAGCGACGAGATGGAAATAAGCGTTCGTTCTGTAAGGTCATATCTACATCGCGGAGAAGAAAAAATACAACAACAGATCGACGGTAGTCTGTTTTGCATGGCAATTTAGTTATTTTTGCCGCACACCTGCCACCTATATATGAGAAGTGAAGGGATTTACAAAATAAATCATATATTAAGGTCTGCACTTCACTTCTCATTTTTATTAGAAAACTAAGGAGCAATGTATATGAACCTTCCATCGAGCGTAAAAATAGGCGCTATCAATTATAGAATTCAAGAAAAAGAAGTTGTGGACAATGAGCTAACTAACTGGGGGTTATGCGTGCTTCACGATAATCACATTGAAGTTTTAGCAAGCTTGTCAGAAGAACGGAAAGAGCAGACGTTAATTCATGAAATACTACATGCTATTTTTTGCGAAGCTGGTTTCGGAGAGCAAGACGAGGATCTAATAAATAGAGTGGGAATAGTTTTATACCAAGTTCTGAAAGATAATAATTTGTTTCATAAGCAAGATGTAAATTAGATTTCAGTTAATAAGAAAATAAGGGAGTGTGGTGATATGTAGTGAAAATAACCGAAAAACAAAAACGATTTGCGGATGAATATATAAAATGCGGCAACGCTACAGAAGCCGCACGACTTGCTGGATATAGCTCTAAAACAGCTAACCGTATAGCTACGGAAAACTTGTCAAAACTTGTCATAAAAGATTATATAGACAAGGTTTTGAGTGAGTTGGAAGAAAAAAGAGTCATGGGTTATACGGAAGCTATGCAGTTGTTTACCGAAATAGCTAGGGGAGAAATGGAAGAAGAAGTAATTGTTTCGAATGCAGATGGCTTTTCTGTCGTTACAAAGACTGCCGACATCAATCAACGAGTATCAGCGCTAAAAGAGATTGTTAAGCGTCATGTAGCAGGCGGTCGAGATAAATTACAAGAAGAGCTTATCCAAGCGCAAATTGATAAGCTGAGAGCAGATACAAAACAAGAAAGCAATCAAGGAACAACAACAATTATCATGTCAAACGTTGACGAAATGCAAGCCTACCTTGATAAAAAGGCAGGTGCTGACCGTGAACGCAACGATTCACAAGATGATATCTGATTATCAAGTTATTAATGTTATAGATAAAATTAATCCCGCTTTTTACGATTTATGGCTATCTAAACATAATCACATCATAGCCAAGGGCGGACGTTCTTCTATGAAGTCGTCTGTTATCAGTTTAAAGCTCGTTGAGAAGAAAATGGCTAATACGCAATCTAATATGGTTTGCCTTCGCAAAGTTGCTAATACACTTTATAAGTCAGTCTATCAGCAGATTAAATGGGCTTTATATGAAATGGGTGTTGCGGACCAATTCAACTTCGGTAAATCACCAATGGAAATTATCCACAAAAAATGGGGAACTGGCTTTTATTTTTCTGGTTGTGATGATCCAGCAAAGCTTAAATCTATGAAAATACCGGTCGGTTATGTTAGCGCTCTTTGGTTCGAGGAATTAGCCGAATTTTCCGGTGTGACTGATATTGATGTGGTAGAAGATACGTTTATCCGCGAAGATTTACCGGATAATCAAGAAGTAACGACTTATATGTCATTTAACCCGCCTCGCAATCCTTATGAATGGGTTAATGAGTACGTAGATAATAGACGTGGTGACGATGATTATTTAATACATCACACTACTTATTTGGATGATGAAAAAGGCTTTTTATCAAAGCAAATTATTAAGAAGATTGAGAAGTACAAAAAGAACGACCTCGATTATTACCGATGGATGTATCTAGGTGAAGTTATCGGACTTGGTGATAACGTTTATAACATGAACCTGTTTCAACCGCTTAATTCTATTCCTGCGGATGACAGGCTTATTTTAATTGACTTTGCTATTGATACGGGACATCAAGTGTCAGCTACTACGTGTTTAACTTTAGGACTTACAGCAAAACGTAATGTAATTTTATTAGGCACATACTATTATAGTCCCGCCAACCAAGTGGTTAAGAAAGCACCTTCGGATTATTCAAAAGAGTTACGCGAGTTCATGACTAAAATAGTCGCAAAGTATAATGCGCCTGTAGATATGCAAACAGTGGATAGCGCAGAAGGCGGGCTTCGTAATCAGTATTATAAAGATTTCGGCGTTAGCTTACATCCTGTGGCAAAAGGTAAAAAAGTAGATATGGTCGACTTTGTGTGTGATTTGTTAGCGCAAGGTCGTTTTTATTATCTCGATATCCCCGAAAATCAAATATTCATCGAAGAACACAGAAAATATCAGTGGGATATCAAAACAGTTAACACAGATAAGGCTGAAGTTATCAAAGAAGACGATCATACGTGCGATGCTTTTCAGTACTATGTAAAAGACAATCTGAGAAAATTGGGACTCAAATTCTAGGGGGTGAAAACCTTGATTAATCAAATCATTGCGGGAGTGAAAGGAGTGATGCGGAGAATGGGGCTATTGAAGACGTTGAAAGAAGTAAAAGACCACAAAAAAGTAAATGCTAATGATGAAGATTATAAGTATATTGACATATGGAAACGGCTATATCAAGGTCATTATGCAGAGTGGCATAATCTCGATTACGAGCATAATGGTAATCGAGTAAATAGACGACAATTATCTATGAATTTGCCAAAAGTTACAGCTAAGTACATGTCTAAGCTTCTTTTTAATGAAAAAGTAAAAATCAATATAGACAACGAAGAAGCGGAAGAGTTTGTTTTAAATGTGCTGAAAACGAACGGTTTTACTAAAAACATGGAACGCTATATCGAGTACGGCGAAGCTATGGGCGGTTTTGTTATCAAAGTTTATCATGACGGGAATCAAAACGTTAAAGTATCATTTGCGACTGCTGATTGCATGTATCCTCTATCAAATGACAGTGAGAACGTAGACGAATGTGTTATCGCTAATAGTTTTCATAAAAACGATAAATATTATACGTTGCTCGAATGGAATGAATGGCAAGACGATATATACACAGTCACAACAGAGCTATATCAATCTGACTACCCGGACGAACTTGGTGGAAAAGTAAGCTTAAAATTGTTGTTTAATGATATTGAGCCAGTTGTACCATTGCCGAAGTTTACACGTCCAACATTTATTTATATCAAACCTAACATTGCGAATAACAAGAACTTAACTTCGCCTTTAGGCATTTCCGTTTATGCTAACGCATTAGACACATTAAAAACGCTTGACTTGATGTTTGATTCATTCTATCAAGAATTTAAATTGGGTAAAAAGAAAGTGTTAGTGCCTTCAAGTTTCGTTAAAACAGCCATTGGATTAGACGGCTCAACCACACAGTATTTCGATTCAACCGATGAAGCATTTTTCCTATATCAAGGTGACCAGGATGCGGACGGTAAATCAGTAAAAGATATATCTGTAGAGATTCGCTCAACTGAGTTTATCGAGTCTATAAACGCAATGCTACGCATTTATGCGATGCAGGTTGGGTTAAGCGCTGGCACATTCACTTTCGATGAAAACGGCTTAAAAACAGCTACAGAGGTCGTAAGCGAGAAGTCAGAAACTTATCAAACTAAAAACAGTCATTCGCAATTAATTGAACAAGGTATAAAAGAAATGATTGTGAGCATTCTCGAAGTTGGAAAATTTATCGAAGCTTATAGCGGCGATATAGTTGAGTTAGACACTATTACAGTCGATTTTGACGATTCTATAGCACAGGATGAAGATACAACAATTAATCGTTATACGAATGCGAAAAATCAAGGTATGATTCCGCTGAAAATTGCTCTACAGCGCGCTTGGAATATTACAGATGCAGAAGCGGAAGAGTGGAAAGAAGAGATAGAAAAAGATGCACGAGCGGAAATTCCGGGGAATGATTTATCTGGATTGTTGGGAGATATTGAGCTGCCAGATGAAAACGCGGATGGGACATTAGAAGCTAGTGCTGTTGCAGGCGAAACTATTCAAGAAGTGTCACTAAACGGCGCCCAAATAACTTCATTAGTCAATATAGTTCAATCAGTTGCTAAAGGAGAACTTCCTTATAATTCAGCACTTGAAATGATTGTTGCTGCATTTCCATTTGACGAAGAAAAAGCGAGAAAGATTTTAGCGGATGCAGGCAACGGCTTCACTATCAAAGAGAAGGAAAAGACCTCTAAAAAGGAAGTGGATTAGATGGCGCTAACTCCTCGACAATTAGACTTATTTGTGCAACCGGTCGTTGATGTGTACACAACACTCGAAAATGAACTGTTCACTCTTATTGTTCGACGATTGAAAACAAAGAAAAATATCAGCGCTGACAATATACTTGCTTGGCAAATAGAAAAACTTAATCAAGTTCATGCACTAGATCAGCAAATGATAAATAAAATTTCCAAAGCTTCCGGCGTATCTGCTAAGAAGCTTTTTTCTATTGTCAAAGACGCAGGATATAGCGATTTAAAACAAGTAGATAACTATTTCAGCAAATTAGCCGAAGCTGGTGCTGTGTTACCACTTGTGGCTGACGGACAAACGATAGTCGATAAAGTAATGAGAAGTTATTTTAAGTTAGCAGAAAGTAACTATAATCGCGTCAATCAAACGATGTTATCGCAAGCAAGACAAATCTATTCAGATATCATTCACGAAACGACACAGAGCGTCTTAGCTGGTTTAAAAACACATAGACAAGCATTAGCTGAAACGGTAACTAAATTCGCTGAAAATGGCGTTCCTGCACTTGTAGATAAAGCTAATAAGCGGTGGACACCCGAGGCTTATGTTCGGACCGTTACTAGAACAACCGTCAACAGTGTTTATAACAGCGTTAAAGATGAGCGAATGAATGAATATGATGTTGATTTAGTGCGTATTTCGCAACATGTAGGCGCTCGACCAACATGTTCAATCATTCAAGGCAAAGTTATCTGTTTGTTATCTGTTGAAGAAACAAAAACGAAATACGGCAATAAATACATGTCTATTTATTCGCCGGAACTCAGATATGGATACGGCGATGGTGTTTTCGGCTGTAATTGCCGTCATCATCGTTTTGCTTTTATTGAAGGCATTAACATTGCGCCAGACGAAAGCGAGTTAATAGACGAAGAAGAGAACAAACGCGTTTATATGCTAAGTCAGCAACAACGGTTAATGGAACGCGACATAAGAGCGGCTAAACGCAAACTGTCAGCTGCCAAAGAGCTCGGCGATGAACTAGCAGTTAAAAAGGCTAAACAGGCTGTCAGAACGAAGCAAAGCAAGCTAAGAGCATTTGTAAAAACGCACAATTTAACAAGACAGTATAGCAGAGAACAAGTATATGCCTAATATTCGACCTGTTCGGAAGTCGTAAAAAGACGGCTCTCGCGGTCGTTGCCGCGTAAAAATATCGAAGGAGGAATAAAAATGCAAAGAGAATATTTGAAAGGTTTAGGCTTAGAGGACGAAGTCATTAATAAAGTGATGGCCGAGAATGGTAAGGACGTTACAGCTGCTAAGCAACAATTATCTGAGGTGGAAGCAGAGAGAGACGGCTTAAAAAGCCAGCTGACACAACGGGACAAGGATATTGATGATTTGAAAAAGGATTCTGGTACTGGTGAAGAATTGAAAAAACAAATCGAGGACTTACAGCAAAAAAACAAAGATTTAGAGTCTGATTACCAGTCCGAAATTGCCGAAACGAAGAAAAATTCAGCTATTGAGCTAGCGCTTGCTGGTGCAAAAGCGAGAAATCCAAAGGCGGTAAAAGCGCTTTTAGATAACGACAAACTAGAACTAACAGACGAAGGTCTGAAAGGCCTTGATGAACAGCTGGGAGCATTGCAGGAAAGCGATGCTTATTTATTTGCTCAAGAAAGTGAAAAGGTTCCAAAATTCGGATTTAGTGGTAATCCGAAGGCGCCAGCTGGTTACGACGGTTCATTAAAAGAAAATTTAAAATCAGATTCATTTAATTTAACAAAATTTTTAACGGAAAAAGGAGAGAGTGAATAATGGCAAACGAAATCACAAAATTATTAGATGTAGTAACACCAGAGGTTTTTAATACCTACATGGATAACTTTACATCAGAAAAATCGGCAATCATTCAATCGGGAATTGCAGTAGCTGATCCAAGCGTTGCGCAAAATATCACAGCGGGAGGATTACTAGTTAATATGCCGTTTTGGAACGATTTAGACGGTGAAGACGAAACTTTAGGTGATGGTGAAAAAGGATTGGAAACAGGAAAAATTACAGCTAGCGCAGATATTGCGGCAGTAATGTATCGCGGTCGTGGCTGGTCAGTCAATGAACTTGCGGCTGTCATTTCGGGAGACGACCCCTTGAATGCTTTAATGGGCAAAATCGCTTCTTGGTGGATGCGTCGTGAGCAAACTGTACTAATTTCCGTGTTAAATGGACTGTTTGCTAAAAACGGTGCATTGGCAAGCTCTCACTTGCTCTCACAACCAACATCTGCAATTTCTGGGAATTTGGTATTAGATGCAAAACAACTTCTTGGAGATTCTGCGGATCGTTTAAGTTTGATGGTTATGCATTCAGCTGTTTATACAGCCCTGCAAAAACAAAACTTAATTGCATTTATCCCAAATGCTCGTGGGGAAGTTAATGTTCCAACTTATTTAGGATACCGTGTAGTTGTAGACGATGGAGTACCTTCCACAGGAACGGGCGCAGCAAAAGTATACACTTCGTATTTATTTGCAACTGGTTCTATCGGAAGAAACACAGGCAACCCGGCTAAGTTAACAACTTTCGAAACAGCTCGTGATGCAGCTAAAGGCAATGACCAAGTGTTTACTCGACGCGCTTTCACAATGCATCCGTACGGGGTTAAATTTAAAAATGCAGTTCGTGATGCTAACGAAATCACTCCAACAAATGCGGACCTAGCAAAAGCTGGAAACTGGGAAAAAGTTTACGAAGATAAACAAATCGGTATCGTTGGTATTCAACATCTAGTTGAAGAATTACCAGCTAGCGGAGCATGATAAAAGGGGGCGAATATTATGCCTTACACAACACTAGAATTTTATACTAACGAGTATGCGGGGGAACATTTGGAACAAGGGGAATTCGACAAGCTATTAAAGCATGCTGAAAGAAAAATCGATTCAGTAACATTTTATCGTATTCGAAAAAGCGGGATTGAATCGTTCAGTGAATTTATTCAGCATCAAATACAGTTAGCTACTTGTAATCAAATCGAGTATTTCAAAGAGGCGGGCGGAACAAGTGAGTTAGCTGTTTCCAAGCCGGATAATGTGAGCATTGGAAGAACTTCTATTAGTGATAGTAATTTTGCATCAACTGCTACATCTTTGAACAGCGGATTAGTAGGCAGTGATGTAAGGTCCTATTTAGCGCACACAGGTTTGCTTTATAGCGGGGTAGGTGTTCGTTAATGAAAGTATTAAAACCGATAACAAACGCCCCTCCGTTACCTCTCGATTGGTTAATTCATAACATTAGTTATGAAGCGTATAAAGAAGAAGATAGACATAATCAAGTCGTTTATGAAAAAGGCATTGAGATTGAACATGTTCGTGTTGATTTCTCAAAATCAAATCAAATCGCGGGATTATCTGATAGTGATAGATATGATGCGGTTATTTTTATTGATGCGGTGAACAGCATGAACATGCCAAACGATTTTATAAGTAGATCTAAAATATATTTCTCTGGAAAAGCTTATAAGATTGTTAAAGTTATACCTTGCTATGCGACTTCTAATAGCGTGCATCATTGGGAAATCGAGGTGGTTTGATGCCGATTAAAGTACGTGTGGACCTCTCAAAAGCAAAAGGGAGCGTAAAAAAGGCGAAAGAAAGAGGTCAGTTTGCTTTAATTAATCAAGCGGCCGCTGATATTGCGCTTTATGTGCCGTTTTTAAGCGGTGACTTGTCAAATCAATACGTTATTATGAATGACAAAGAAATTATGTGGACATCTATTTATGCGCGACGGCTGTATAAAGGTATAAACTTCAATTTCACACTAACACACCATCCGTTGGCTGGTCCTGAATGGGACCAACGGGCAAAAATAGATAAAATGGACGTCTGGGAAAAAGTAGCGCAAAAAGCGGTCGAGGAGGGATTATAATGTCATTAGATTTTTTAGATAGTATTATGGATGCTATCGAAAACAACGTAGATTTAAAAGATATGAAATTAAGAACAGCGATATTAAAACCTGAATCGATTGCTTTGCTACTGACTCCAAATAACGACAAACAAGGTTATCAAGACGGCTCTTATGAGCGGTCTTTTTCTTTTAACCTAAACGGTTCTAGCAAGCAAGAAATGAAAGTTTTAGGTGTTTTGAATGCTATTACTGCTTATTTTGATAACACAGAAATAGAGAGTATACAGAGCTTAAATAACAGCTTTGTGCTAGAAGACAAAGAAACAACTAGCGTTACGAATATTGTTTCCGTTAGCGATGATGGGACTTTTATTTATAGTGCTGGTTTCAAAATCAAATTATATATTGAAAGTGAGGAAAAATAAAAATGAGAATTAAAAACGCAAAAACGAAATATTCTGTTGCTGAAATTGTTGCTGGTGCAGGTGAACCGGATTGGAAACGATTATCAAAATGGATTACAAACGTGTCTGACGATGGTTCAGACAACACCGAAGAGCAAGGCGATTACGATGGAGATGGAAACGAAAAAACGGTTGTTTTAGGTTATTCGGAAGCTTACACATTCGAAGGAACACACGATCGCGAAGACGAAGCGCAAAACTTAATTGTCGCTAAACGTAGAACGCCAGAAAACCGCGGCATTATGTTTAAAATCGAAATTCCGGATACTGAAACAGCTATCGGAAAAGCGACTGTATCAGAAATCAAAGGTTCCGCTGGTGGCGGTGATGCTACAGAGTTCCCAGCATTTGGTTGTCGCATTGCTTACGACGAAACACCAACAATTACTAAACCCTGATGAGAGCCCGTCCAGCGTTGTAGTGGACAGCGAAACAATCACAATTAAGGTAGGAGAAACAGTTACTTTAACAACTTCTGTATTACCTGCTAACGCAAGTCAAGAAGTAACGTTTACATCTTCTAATCCACCAAAAGCGAAAATTAGTAGCCTTGGAGTGGCGGAAGGTGTTGCAGTTGGAACAGCGAATATTACCGTAGCATCGAAAGTAAAGCCGTCTATAAATAAAGTTGTAGCGATTACAGTTGAAGCGGCAGATTAAAAAAAGAAGCCCTTACTTACAGTAGGGGCTTTTAAATTGGAGGAAAACATAAATGGCACAAAATAATGTAATTAATATTCAATTAGAAGAGTCGTATCAAGAATTTAAAATTGGTACTGAGATATTTAAAGTTGGTTTAGGTGATGAAATGCGTCGCAAATGGATTGAAGCAGATGAAGGTTATAAGCAAAAACTCGATAAGTTGAACAAGTACAATATTGATAAAGCGGAAGACCTTACAGCAGAAGAGTATTTTAATTTAGAGAAAGACGTAAAAAAAGCACTGGCAGAAGCATATTCTATTTTATTAAACGATGAAGAAGCGTTCGATAAATGTTACTCACAATGTAAAGATATTTTAAAAATGTATCAAGTATACGATCAAGTTGCAGAAAGTATCGTTGGTTCAGTAGAAAAACAACAAAATGAAATTCAAAAGAAATATAAAGCAAAAATGACTAAAAAAGCGAAGTGATTTAAATGCTTTCGCTCGCTTTTGGAGTTAACGATATTTACGAATATGAAGGAAAAGAGTATAAGCTCGATTTAGCTTTTGACAACGTTCTAAGAGTGATTGATTTAACGGAAGATAATAGTTTATCTGATGTGTTCAGAGCTAACCTAGCAATTGATGTGCTATTTGTTGATGATATGCCTTGGCCACGTTCGAACGAGGAAGACGAATACGCGAACATTGAAGAAAAATCGTTGGTGCTTATTGATATCTTCACTAATTATATTGTTAAAGAAAATGATGATGGTCTGCTTTATGATATCGACGGAAACAAGATGCCAAGCGCTACAAACAACAATGACGATGCGGAAGAAATTGCTTCATATTCGTTAACGCAAGATGCGGATTATATCTACGCTTCTTTTTTACAAGACTACAATATTGATTTATTAGATAGTCGAGGGAAAATGCATTGGTATAAGTTTAGAGCATTGTTAGAAAGTTTGCGTGATGATACAACAATTAAAACGATAATCGGCATTAGGCAAGCGGAATTACCTTCTGGGAAAGGAACAGAAAAAGAACGAAACGAATTAATTAAACTGAAAAACAGATATAAGTTAAAAGATTAGAGGTGAGAACATGAGCGATGGATCAGTAGTAATTGAGATTAGTTTAGACGATAAAAAAGCAGATAAACAACTTGATGCATTTGAAAAAGATTTAGCGAAAGCTGGAACAAATGCAGGGGCGGCATTAGATAAAGCCTATAGAGAAGCGGTTTCAGATATTGCTAGTCAATCGAAACGGTTAAAAGACACGTTTGTAAATGCGTTTAAATCGATGGGAAGCGCTGGCTCAAATGCTTTAAAAGCTAGTTTGAACTTTATGCGTGAATTGCCTGCAAATGTACAAGCGGCACTATCTAAACTGGCATCAACAGTAAAAACTTGGTTCGTAAACGCTGCTAAAGCATCTATTACAGCGGTTAAAAATCTTGGAACGAGTATCAAAAACACAGCAGTTAATATCAAAAACGGCTTCTTTTCAATTGCTAAGACAGTACAAAGTAGTATTGTGTCAGCTGTTAAAATATCAATTAATGTCATTAAATCCATCCCCGGCGCAATTAAAAGCGCTGGAATCACTATTAAATCCGCATTAGTAAGTAGTTTACAAGCAGCTAAATCGGCTGCTATTTCTTTTGCTCAAACTACTGTAAAAGTTATTAAAAGTATTCCAGGAGCTGCTAAAACAGCGGCTACAGCAGTGAAAAACAGTTTCGTAGTAGCTTACAAAGCGGTGGTAGTTGCTGCTTATATGAGCGTAAAAGGAACTATTAGCGCTGTGAAAGCTATTCCTAGTGCTACAAAATCAGCAGCGTTAGCAGTAAGTAGCGCAATGAAAACAGCTTTTAGCGCTGTAGCAAGCGCGGCGAAAACGACAGGAACAACAGTGAAATCAGCATTAAAAACAGGCTTTAGCGCTGTGAAATCCGGAGCTAAAGCGGCTGGCCAAGCTGGTATTTCAGCATTAAAAGGCCTAGGGAATATTGCAAAAAGCACTGGTTCGTTAATTAAAAGTGGATTAGTAAGCGGATTTAACGCAGCGAAAGCGGCGGCGAAAGGTGCAGGCGCCGGAATGCGTGAAGCGCTTAAAAATTCAGTTGAAAAGCCCGCCGAACAAGCTCGCTTTAGTATTCTCAGATTAGCAGCAGCGTTCGGATTAATTGCAGCAACTAAAAATGTTGTGGGTAGCGCTATTGGTCGAGTTGATACGATTGATACTGCAACTAAATCGTTAACAGTCCTTACTGGTTCAGCAAAAGATGCGCAACTAGTTATGACAGACCTTACAGCGGCTATCGATGGTACACCAATTGCGCTCGATGCCGTCGCTTTAGGCGCTAAAAAAATGGTTGCGGCAGGCATGAAAGCGGCGAATGTAAAACCTGTATTCACCGCTATTGCTGACGCTGCCTATGGTGTCGGAAATGGTTCAGAATCAATTGACCAGATGACAGATGCTATCTCAGCATTACAAGCGTCTGGTGTTGCTTATGCAGACGATATTAACCGTTTAGTTGACGCGGGTGTTCCTGCTTGGCAAATTTTAGCGAATTCGACTGGTAAATCTGTTGGAGAAATGAAGAAATATGTTTCCGAGGGATCATTAGAATCAACTAGAGCTATTGCAATGCTAACAAAAGGTATCGAAGAAGGAACAACAGGAATGGCTGGGAACACGGCTAAAATGGCAGGTCTAGCAAAAACAGCAGGTAACACTATCAGCGGTTCATTTGCGAACATGAAAACGGCAGCTGTTAAGAGTCTTGCGAATATCGCCGAAAACTTAAAAGGCCCGATTATCCAAGCGTTAGATGTAGCTAAAAATACATTCAAACAGTTTGCGGCAGTAACAGCAAGTCCCGAATTCCAGAAAAAACTTTCTGATTTAATTCAGAAAATAAAAGAGTTTATACCAGTTTTAATTGAATGGGCGCCAGTTTTGGCAAAAGTAGCCGCTGGATTTGTGGCTTTTAATATTATTAGTAGTGTGTATTCTAAAGTCGCTGGTTTGGTGATGGCGTTTAGAGGTTTAGCAAGTAGCGGTACGTTGCTCGGCGGGATTGTTAACACAGTGAAGGGAGCTTTTGTAGGGTTAAAAGCAGCACTAGGTTCAGCATCCGTAGCATTTGGAGTAATTACAGCAGTGATAGGGTCTGTAGTGGCAGTTCTTTATGGCATGTATACCGCCTTCAAGGAAAACACGGCAGGGATTAAAGGCTTTTTATCTGGTATGTGGGATGCAGTGAAAAATAGTTTTGGCAAAATAGTAGATGTTTTTAAACAAATAGTATCAGCTCTAAAACCAGTTGGGAGCGGATTTAAAGATATCTTAAAATACATTGGTGTTGGTGTTTGGGTTGCTTTTGGCATTGTATTAGCGACTGTCGTTGATATTATTCAAGTGCTAGCAAGAATTGTGTTAGTTGCGATTAAAGGACTGCAAGGACTTTACTATGCTATTAAAGCGGCATTTCAAGCGCTACAAGGTGATTTAAAAGGCGCTAAGAAAAGCTTAGAACAGTCCAAAGATGCTTTTGTCGATGCGGGTTCTGCTATTAAAGATGCGTTTAACAAAGATAATTATGCGCTCACGGGCACTATTGAGTCTTTAAAAGAAATGGGTGGAGAAGCTGAAAAAACAGGTGCAAAAGCAGAAACATCTAATAAAAAGATAGCTAACAGCTTGAAGATAGTTGAATCTACTGCTAAGCAAACAGAAACAACAGTTTCGAAGTCAAATCAAGCAATAGATACGATGTTAAGCGGTGGAGTAGATCAGTACGGCAATAAACTTAGCGAGAAAACTAAGTCGTTCTTGAATTCTGCTAAAGAGCTATACAGTCAGTATCAAGAATCAGCTAAAAAGTCACAAGATGCTTATACTGCTGCTATGGAAAAAGCGCAAACTTTAGAAGGAGATAAGCGTAAAAAAGCTATAGCGGATGCGAACACAGCGTTGGTATCAGAAATCAATAAAAACAACGGTACACTTTTAACCCTTCAAGCAGATTATGCAAAACTTTTGAAAGGCAATAAGTGGGTCGACGGCACAGAATTAACTGCACAACAAAAGAAATTTTTACAACAACAAACGGCGGATATTCAAGCAGAGTTAGCAAAACAAAACCAGCTTTATGTAGAAGGCAATTTGCTGAAATTAGCAAACGGCAAGACGTTAAACGAAAAAGAACGCTCTACAAGCATCGAAGTGCAAAAAAGCTTATATGCAGATAGAAAAAAAGCAGTCGAAACAGGAGAAAAAGAACTAGCTGATTTGAAAAAGAAAAAAGCGGACGCTTCAACTGAAACTGAAAAAGCAAACTATCAAATTCAAATCGACGAACAAACGAAGAAGAACAAAACATTAGCCGGAAACTTACAAAAATGGGCTAGTGAAATGAATGCTATTATCGCGAATGGCGGGACTTTAAACGCAGAAACTTTTGCAAAAGGTTTGTCAGAAATGGGAAATATTAGTGATGAACAACTAAGCGCAGTTTGGCAAGACTTTGTAAAAGTGAGTGGCTCTATTGATAATACACTAGCAGGATTAGCAGCAATTATGAGCCAACGAGGCGGAGAGGGTGTTCAAGCTTTTGTCACAGCGCTTCAAAGCGGCGATTATACTACAGCAGCTTTAAATATTAATAATGATGTTCTAAGTACTATTTCTAGCTTACCAAACGGCATGTTTTTGAATGGGGAAAACGGAAAAAATCAATTTTTAACTGCTATCAAATCCGGCGATTTTCAGGGAGCTGGCAAATATTTAGTCGATGGCGTAAAAATGGGCACTGACTCTATTGACTCGGAAATGAAAACAAAAGGTCAAACTGGCGGACAGAACTTTGCGGACGGTGTAAAAGGTAAAGAAGGCGCTGCTAAATCAGCTGGTTCAGCAGTTAAAAATAAAGCAAAAGAAGGCGCGACAGACCCGAACGCATTCAAAGCAGTTGGTTCAAAAGACAGCGCGGGCTTTAACAATGGAGTTATGGGAGGAAAAGGCGGCGCTTATTCAGCTGGGTCAAGCGTGGGGAATTCTGCTAAATCTGGTGCTGGTTCGGTTGATTCTAGTGGAGTTGGTTCTGATTTTGCTTCTGGATACGTAAACGGCATTTTGAGTGGTATGGGCGCGGTTGGTAGAGCGGCTGCTTCTTTGGCAAATAAAGCACTAGCGGCAGTTCAGAAAAAACAAGACTCGCATTCACCTGCTAAAAAATCTAAAAAATTAGGTGGAGACTTCGGCTCTGGTTACTCATTAGGTATTGCCAGCAAGACGAAAGCAGTCAATAAAGCCGCAAGTAATCTCGTTGCTGGGGCGCTTGGAACTGAATCGCAAATCAAAAAACTATCTAGTACGTTGAAAGACAAAATATCATCAGCGATTGACGCGGGATTGCATTCTAAGAATAAGAGCAGTGGCCAACTCAAACAAGCTAAGGCCCTGAATAGTATTGAAGGTTACATTGTTCAACAAACAAACAGATTAGCAGCGACAGCTAAGAAACGTGATAAAGTAGTCGCTCAATTAAAAGCTGCTAATACTAAAATGGCGGACTTGACGAAACAAAGTAAAGAGTATGCTGCTTCAATCACTGAAAAAATGAAAAGTTATGGATCAATTAGCAATGTAGACCCAGAAAATCCAAAATCGATTCAACAAGAAATGCAGAAACGCTTAAAAGAAATCAAAGCTTTTCAAGCGAATGTGGAAAAATTGCGCAAAAAAGGCGTTAGCAAAGACATTATAAACGACATTCTGGAGGCGGGAGTAGAAAATGGTTCATCTTATGCGCAAGCTCTTGCTAAGTCTGACGCTAAAACTATCAAAGCGATTAATAGTACGCAGAATCAAATCAATTCAGCTTCTAAGTCAATGGGGAACACGGCGGCTAATGCGATGTATTCTGCTGGTATTAACGCGGCGAAAGGCCTAATAAACGGACTAAACAGTCAGAAAAAACAACTTGAAAAAACTGCTAAGAGCATTGCTAACACAATCACTAATTCAGTGAAAAAGGCGCTTAAAATCCATTCGCCTTCTCGCGTGGCCATAGAGCTTGGGAAGTTTTTTACCGGCGGCCTCGGAAATGGTGTCTTAGCTGGCGCTAAAGGCGCTGTTCAATCAACAAATAAAATGGTTGATAAAGTAGTAAACGCCGCTTCTAATATGACCGTTCCGACTATTAATCTGCCGAAGATTTCAGCTGAAAAAGCGCTGGGCCTAAAAAGCGTTGATTTAAACAGAACTATTACAGTTAAGACGATTATTGACAACAAGACAAAAGAGTCAAGCAACGCTGATTTAATCAAAGCCATTCAGCAATCTGGCGATAGACCTATTATTTTTAATGTCGATGGAAAAGATATTGCAGATAATACAAACAATCACTTAGGAAGTTCTACAGCACTAGCATTTTACGGAAAGGGGTTATAATATGGCTACATCACTCGCATTAGTAATCGAAGGTAAAACATATATCCTTAATGAATTATTCGATTTAGAAGTAGGAGAGGTGAGCAGAGAACCGCCGCAAATAATTAATAATTACACTGAATTCGCTGGCTCTGACGGTGCTAGAACGACAGACAGTAACTTTAACATGTTTCCTATCTCGATTTTATGCCATTTTAGAACAGAATCAGCAGACTTATATCACGTTAAACTAGATGAATTAATGGAACTTATTTATCAGAGAAAAGAATACTTTTTAGTTCATTCTAAAACGCCTGGTAAAAAATATAGAGTACATCCGAGTGGCGTTGGTATTGACCGTAAAGCGCCGGGATACGCAGATTTGACACTTGAATTCGATGTGTTTCGAGGTTATTCAGAATCACTAAGTTCTACGCTTAGCGATTCTGAAATTGATTGCGATAAATGGCAGTTCGGGCAAGGTCTAGCAATGGAGGATTATAGATATACTCACACTAAAAGTCGTTTCATCATCTATAATGGCGGTAGTTTTGACATAGACCCGCGCGAACATTATTTAGCAATTACTTTGCGTGGTCAGAATGAAGGAGAATTAACAATTAATAATATTACGACAGGCGATAGATTTATCTATTATCCATCGTTAAGTACAACAGACACATTAATTATTGATTGCGCTACACCTAGAATAAACGGAAATCCCTGCGGTCGTAACACGAATCACGGTTTAATAAGTTTGAAAAAAGGAGAGAATCTTATCGAGATTAGAAATACTAGTCATTTAGATACGAAGTGGGATTTCTCCTTTTTGTATAAGTAGGTGAATATATGAATAGCGATATTATAGTTGCTGATTTTTGGAAGAATAACGAAGAAATATTAACAGATTTCGATAAAGATAGTTTTTGCGAAAGTTGGACAGAAAACGAGATGTGGAGTATTGATTTTAAGGTAGTGCAAACTCCCAAGAACGCTCACTGCTATTCTTTTTTAGATTATGAAAGTTCTGTTTTTTTTGGAGGGCAAGAATTTGTCGTTAAACAATTAAGTCATGATGCTGTCGGAAAAGCGCTATCGAAAGATATTAAAGCGCCTCACATTTATTATACATGTCAAGATGGGCGACAAGACGACACTATAACAGGTTCTTTTACTATAGAACAGTGCTTAACTCATATCTTTAAATCTGATAGCAGGGGCTTTTCATGGGAGATAATAGACCCTTCCAATATACTAGAAAAAGTTCAACAAGAAAACTTTGGAAATAACAACTACTTAACACTTATTGATCAATTACTCGATGATTATGGAGTAGTCGTTATACCAGACAATCGACACTTAGTATTTAAACCGCGCGAAAATTATGGAACTAAGACAGAAAATTTCATCAGATATAAATACAATACAGACGAAGCAAGTTTTGATATTGATACTCTTTCGTTAAAAACGAAAATTAAAGGATATGGAAAAGTTGATAGTAACGGAAATAACTATTTTTCTCCAGTCACATACACTAGCTCGGAAGTAGAAAAATGGGGCATTCGTTGGCAAGAACCCGTTTCAGATGAACGATACACTGTTGTAGGTAACATGCAAAGGCGACTTAAACTTGAATTACAAGACTATCCAGCAACAACGGGAAGTGTGATATTGAAGAATGATTATGAGTGTGAAAAAGGTGATTATGTTCTATTTATTTATGAACCGCTTGGCATTGATTATGACGTACAAATAGTTGCATACAAAAAATACCCATTCACAATAAAAGCGCCAGAAATTACACTTTCAAATAATAAAAAGTCGATAGTATCAATAATGGCCCAATTAGCAAAAGCACTGAAAGGAGCGAAATAGATGTTAAATCTTGAAAAATGGGGAAATACACTTTTTGATTCTAATAAGTATCAGCAGTTTAATGCTAATATGGAAAAATTAGAAAAAGACTCATTAGCAAAAGATGTAGATATAAATGCAACTAATAACAGAATTGATAATGTTGTTTTAGAAGCTAGCGGAAATAATATTACTGAAGTAGTAGATGCTAGAACTAGCAAAAACGGTCAAGTCTACAGCACTTTAAACTCGCGGCTAAATGGTGACTATTCAGCAATTGCAAGTGATTTAGCTGAATCAAATGCGCTACTTCAAATAGTAAACGAAGAAAATAAAGTATTAAAAAGTAAACTAGATGAATTATACGGTAATTCTGCATCAAATATTGAGTACTATGTCAGTTCGACAAACGGAAATGATGTAACAGGAACAGGAGCTATTGATGCACCATTTAAGACGATTCAAAAAGCTGTAAATATGGTTCCGAAAGTTAAAGTAGGAGGCTTTATTTATATCTTTTGTGAGCCGGGACAATATAACGAAGATGTAGTAGTACAGTCGTTCAGCGGCGCAGAATGCTTTTATATCCAGCCTACCAATTTAGCAACAATCGACCCGACAACTGGACAAACAGGTTTTTTTGTTAAAAGTATCTTGTTTTCTGGCATTATGTTTCAGTGTGTAGTACAAGGACTTAATTCAATGAGTACCGCAGTGAATAACAATTCTACGGTAATTCAGTTTGCAAGGTGTTGGTACGGCACAGTTACTAAATGCCGATTTGACACTAATTTGAAAGCTACAAATATTACAACTGTGCAATACAATCAATCGCGAGGTAACTGTTATAGCAACTATTTTAAAAATCAAAACATTATTATGTCCTCTGAATATATGGGACATGCTTTATTCGCATCAACAAACACTTGCGAAGCAACTTCTAACATTGGGCTAAAGGCTGCTAGCGGAGGCATTTTGGTTAAGTCTGGTACGCCAGTTTTAAACGCTACTACCGCAGAATTGAAACAAGCGGGAGGTCAGATATTCTAATGACAAATCAAATCTTTAAATCAGCTATTCTTGATTTTTCTGTTAGTGCACAGAACGCTAAAGCTAATGTTCCTCAGATAAGGTTTAGTACGCAAGACTCTGGAGGGACTGCGCGATTAAAGTTTACTGCAAAAAAAGATGATAACAATTTACCACTTTCAAGCGCGGCAGAGGTAACGCTTGCTATGGTATTGTCTGTTGGCAAAAAATACGAAAGTAGCTACATTGTTAATCCAGAAATAATTAACAGAACAGAAGGTGTTTTTGAATACTCATTGACTGATGAGCAAATAAGTCACGACGGACAAGCTAATGCAGAATTGTACGTTAAATATCCAAATCAAACAATGCAAATCAATCGTTTTAGTTTTGTTATTGAAAAAGCGATGATTGATGATAATTTTTTGCCCGTTGCTAAATATTATGTTGAAAAATGGGATGATTACGAGAAAATATTTAACGAAAAAGTGGAAATTCTTCAAAATGAAATTGATGATTTGCAAGGACAAGCTACTGAATTAAAAAACACATTCAATAGTCTTAATCCAGACCAATTTCCCCAAAAAGCAGATTTTGAAAATCATATAAACAACACAAACATTCATGTGACGATGACTGATAAAACGAATTGGAATACAAAAGAAACTACTGCGGGAGCACAAGCAAAAGCTGCACAGTCTTTTTTAGATGCTAAAAATTATGTAGAAACAGTAAAAACAGTTTATGGGTCATGGGTAAATCTTTCTCTTGTTGCAGGCTTTGCAACGGGCGATAACAATACACCCCAATACAGAATAAAAAAATTATTTACTAAAGATGGTGAACGAACATTTACAGAGTTTAGAGGCGCTTTAGCTGGCACGTTTATTAGTACGGCAAACAGTACAGTGGCAAATATTCCTGCGGGAACAAGACCAGCAGTCACCGAATATTTTGCTGTTAGTTCGAATAACGGGAACGGTGGTCGTATTGCTATTCCCGTTGACGGAAAAATGTTACAAGTATCATCAACGGATAATGCTAATCCTAGCTATATAAGCCTTTCTGGTATTAGCTATGAAGTCGGGAACTAGGAGGAGTGAACATGAACTATAAACAGTTTTACACATATGATGAAAATGGCGATTATCTCGAAACAATACTTGTGTTTGAAGATGAAAAAGGTTTAATCAATCAACCGAAAAATTCTACAAATATTGAACCTTCAATAATCGAAAACGGCATAGCAAGAGCAATGTATTATCCAAGCTGGGATGGAGGTATTTGGAAAGAAGACAAGAAAAGATGGGAATCAGAAAATCCAATCATACCAGCAGAAAAAACTGAAATAGAAAAATTAAGAGAGGAATTACTACTCACCCAAGAGGCTTTAGCCGCACTATTTGAAAGTAATTTAGGGTGATGACATGGCTTATATGATACCAATTTATGTGAATTTAGTGATGAATAATCGAAAAACTATTGAAGAAGTTCCTGCGAATTTGCGAGGGCAGGTAAAAGCAAAAGTGGATGAGTTAAAACAAGAACAACAACGAATACAGTCAGAAGAAATAGAAGCCGAATAGGCTTATTTTTTATGGAGTGACAATGAGGAGATGATGAAAATTGGTACTTGGGAGTATATCAATAGCAGGGATGAGCGTAGGCGAGTTAATAGCGTTAATCAGCCTAATAGCCGCTATTGTGGGTTTTGTAATTAGGTGGGCGCTAGTCGCACCTTTGAGAAACATGATTGATTCGCTTGACATTACATTAAATAGTCTGAGAGAAGAAATGTCAGAAAGCAAAAAAGACCGCATCAGCTTAAGAGAGAAGCAAAACGATCATGATAAAGAAATCGCTTTATTGAAGCGGGAGGATAAAGCAATTTGGAAGTATATAGCGAAAAATGAGAAGGAGGAAAAATAATGAAAATTAACTGGAAAGTGAGAATGAAATCGAAAGTGTTCTGGGTGTCAGTTATCCCGCTAATTCTGGTACTAGTACAGCAAGTACTTGGGTGGTTCGGCGTAACAATTCCTGCCGACACAATCAACAAAGAAGCGCTAGATATGATTAACAGTGTATTCCTGTTATTAGGTGTGTTAGGTGTAGTAAATGACCCAACGACTCCTACCGCGAGCGATAGCGATTTAGTATTGAATAAAAATAAAAACGTAGAGGATGAAGTATAATGACAAGTTATTATTATAGTAGAAGTTTAGAAAATGTAAATAAATTAGCGGATAACACAAAAGCGGCGGCGAGAAAACTTCTCGACTGGGCTGAAAATAGCGGCATTGAAGTATTAATTTATGAAACGATTAGGACAAAAGAGCAACAATCCGCTAATGTCGCGAACGGAGCGAGTCAAACAATGCGCTCTTATCATTTAGTAGGACAGGCACTAGATTTCGTCATGGCGAAAGGTAAAACTGTTGATTGGGGTGCTTATCGTTCAGACAAAGGCAAAAAATTCGTGGCAAAAGCGAAGTCCCTTGGATTTGAATGGGGTGGTGATTGGTCTGGATTTGTAGACAATCCGCACCTTCAATTTAATTATAAAGGTTATGGAACTGATACTTTTGGAAAAGGAGCTAGTACTAGTAATTCTTCTAAACCAAGCGCAAACACAAACACGAACAGTCTGGGATTAGTTGATTACATGAATATGAATAAACTAGATTCTAGCTTTGCGAATCGTAAAAAACTAGCGACAAGTTACGGAATTAAAAATTACAGCGGAACAGCTTCACAAAACACGACTTTATTAGCTAAATTGAAAGCTGGGAAACCTCATACGCCTGCTAGTAATAACACTTACTACACCGAAAACCCCGGAAAAATCAAAACGTTGGTACAGTGCGACTTATACAATTCCGTAGACTTTACAGCAAGTCATAAAACAGGCGGGACATATCCTCCGGGGACTATTTTCACTATCGCCGGAATGGCGAAAACAAAGGGCCACACGTTAGGGCTTTTTTTATGCAAAAAACGCCAAGCATGTGCTTAG